TGCCATCAGATATCCACTCAAAGTTTACTGGGTTCAGTGCAAGCACACGATCACTTGCACCTGTCATAGGTTGGGCGTCAGTTTTTAATCTGTAGTCACTAGATGTATTAAAAGAAGTACCTGATCCAGATGTTTTAATAGAACCAACCTGACCATTGCCATTAAAAAACTGATGGTGTTCTCTTGTAGATGTTGAAGTAGCAGAGGTTACAATAGTTTGACCTGACAAGCCAAAACCTTGCACTGAAGCACTCGGAAGTGATGATGTGCCAAACAGATATGTTGTGCCGCTATCAATGTACAACTTAGGATTACCATCCCCATCCGACAGCACGATGTTGTTGCTTGCGGTGCGGATGTCCAAGCCGCCTTGGTTGCCGTCATATGCGCCAAGGATGGTGTTTTTGGAGCCAGTTGTTATTGTGTTACCAGACCCATAGCCAATTGCCGCATTTCCTGAACCTGTCGTAACACTGTCTAAAGCATAAGCACCAAAAGCTACGTTTTCTGCACCTGTCGTATTCGCATAAAGCGCCTGAAACCCAACAGCAGTGTTGCTTGCCCCAGTAGTATTGTCATACATAGCGGTTCTACCAATGGCAGTATTATTTGATGCCGTTGTTGTTTTACCTGCAGCATGCTGCCCAATGGCTGTAATTTGACTTCCAGTTGTAATTGCATCACCAGCTAAACCACCTATGAGGGTGTTGTTTACGCCAGTTGTAACGTCATTACCTGCTTGGAACCCAACTGCTACATTGAAAGTATCTGTAGCTGATGTGAAGTTTTGTGCAGCTAATGTCTGATACCCAACCGCTGTACTTTTACTACCTAATGTATCTGCCTCTAAAGAAAAGTAACCTATAGCTATATTAAAATCAGCATCAGTTAAACCGTCACCAGTTTTAGCTCCAAGTAAAGTGTTTCTTGTACCTGTTGTAATTTCTCTACCAGAATGGTAGCCTATAGCTACATTATAAGCATCTGCACCTGCGTTTAAATCTTCTAATGCTTGATAGCCCACAGCAACATTTCTACCATGAGCATCCTCAGTCTTCAGTGCTTCAAATCCAATAGCTACGTTGTTATCACCCGTAGTCAAAGCAGTACCTGCCTCATCACCAACGACCACGTTGTAATTACCACCAGAGGCTATTGAGTTACCTGCGTTTACTCCTGCACGAAAGTTGGATGTACCTGCTGAAGCAGTGATAATATCTGCACCGTCTGCAAAGGTTACGTCTGCAGCAAAGTTAGCTGCACCATCAATGTCCACAATGTCTAGGTTAGCTGTGCCACTAATATCAGCCCCAGAGGTACTAAGGTTGACCGCTTTGCCGCCAATGTATCCAGCCATTATGTAATCTCCATATAACTCATGGTTACTGAAACCTTATCCGCAACAGAACAATCAATTTTAACAATATCGCCCACGTTAAGGTTAATCTTTCCGTCCAAAACAGCAAGCGTTGACCCAACAGGTATTGGTACACTCTTAACCAAAAACGCCGTTGTGTTTTGAGTTTGGCTGGTTTGCGTTGTTGTACTTACAATCGTTACAGATGCTGTGACCTGTGACGTGTGAACGTTTGCCAGTGTAAGCCCAAGAATAATAACTGTGCTGCCGGACTGAACAGTGTATAAAGTTTCTGGTGTTCCTGAACTTGCAGGAGCAACATCTCTTGTGATTAACTTAAATGTATTAGCCATTTATTTTTCCTATATCACCCCAACGCAATCGCCAAAGCTGTCGCGTCATCTGTTGTTGCTACAATTCCAGTTGCAGAAGGAAGCGTAAGAGTTACATCCGCAGTAGACGCGGGGCCTATTAATGTTACTTTGTTAGTTCCATTGTCAGTGTCTTCAAAGAACTCTACAAAGCCTGCGCCTGTAGCGCCGTTTTTTACAGAAATACCCGCGTTAGCAATGGGCTTTGCAGTGAGGGTTGCTACTCCAGTGACCAAAAGCGTAGATGCCATGTCCACCGCACCGTCGATATCCACTACATCTAAGTTAGTGGTCCCGTCTACGTCGATAGCACCGCTGATATCTAATGAACCAAACGATCCCACACCTGTAGTAGTAATGGCGCTGGAACCGTTGTCGATAGCACCAAAACCGGATGTTATTGAACCTGAGTTTAAAGCCCCAACAGTAACAATGTTGCCGCCACCTACACTGTGGCTAGAAAAATAAGTGGACACTGTATCCACGTTGGTCATACGCATTGTGCCTGCATCGTTCACCAACAGGCCATCGCCACTTGCAACCGCAGTCGTACCCCGTGAAGTTCCACCGTCGATTAAATTAATCTCAGCCCCAGTCGTAGTGACCGCAGTGCCGTTAAGAGAAAGCGCATCTGTTTCCAGCGTACCATCAATGTCCGCGTCACCTGAAATATCTAAAGAACCTGCGTCTAGCTCTCCAGTTAAAGTAATGTTTCGAAAACTAGCAACGTCTTTGTTGGCGTCTACGGTAACAGTCTTGGACGCAACTACAGTTCCAACCGCTGCGCCTGTATCGTTGTAGTTTAGCTCCGCTGCCGTGCTGGTAAGTGCCGTAGAGCCTAATGTTAATTGTCCATCAGGAACAATCAAACCCGCAGCCCCACTAAGTATTAAATCGTCGGCACTTGTGTCCCAAAGCATAAACGCACTGGCAGTGTCTCCAAACAGCTTAACATCGTAACCTTGATCGTTAACACCCACCGTTAAAGTTGAGTCTAATTGAACTGCGCCATCTATATCTACAGCATCTAGATTTGTTGTCCCGTCTACGTCGATGTTTCCGCTAATGTCTAACGAAGCAAATGTTCCAACGCCTGTAGTTGTTAACGAGGACGCCCCATCGTTAATAAATAAATCTGCGACTGTGGCTGTGACAAAGACAACTGCCGTGCCACTAAGCGATATAGCGCTGTCTGAATTAGAACTTTCAGTAACCGAACGAGTAAGTGTTGTGCCGCTTGACGTATATGTCCCACTGCCAATTTCAAAATTAGTTCCATCCTCTATAGCATATCTAATAGTTTGACCGTTGGTTATTCCAGCATTAGCGAAAGTTTGGTAGCCTGTTGCAGCGCTTCCCAAGGTAATCGTTCCAGTACCCGTGGTACTGGTAGACATTTTTGCACGATTTCCTAAAGATATTGCCATGTTAAGCTATCCGTATAATTGCGTTACTCGCGTCAGCGGTAGGAAAAACGATAGTGAAGTCTCCAGACGTGGCACCTTTATCGGCTCCAAAGTCCAAAACACAAACAGACGGATCGCCTGACGCGGCCTCATTATAAATTAAAGCACCGCGCACCGAAGAAATTGTTACGTTAGAAAACACCTCATCAGAAAAGTCAGTCAGAGCTGTTGTGCCGGTAGTCGTTGGCGTTACGCTTGTTAAAAACTGACCCTTTGCAGTGTAATTTGTTCCCGTTATTTCATTGCTACTTGTGTAAGCAGTGGTAGCCGCAGTGAAACTTGCACTGTTGTCATACAAAGCAATCTTAAATTGGTCACTTGCCGCAGTGAAATTATGTGTAGCTGTCATTAATTCTTTTTTGAATGAAGTACACAGGAAGTTGCCCGTAAAAGCCATTACATTTTCCTTATATATTCGGCCAAATCAGGATGACCCGCTTCTTTTATCGCATTATATACCGTAGTACGGTCACTTTGGATAGCCTGTTTCATGTAGATGACCAGCAGCTTTTCTATGCTGTCACGATAAGCAATAGCCTGATCCCGTAGCGTAGGGTGCGCGTCCTCAGAGAACGCAACGATCTTACCTACGCAACGGTGAGCCACCTCTTCAGGAGTTGCACCACGATTGTTTGTGGTTTGAACATCAACCTTAAACTCTCCAAAAGACATGTTGTTCATTGTTTCGGCCTAATAACTTGACCAACACGGTAATCTTGTGTGGTTTCTTTGGCCTCACCCAACAACTTTAGACCAGACAAAGACTCCTGAAACCTCTTGTCATACATAGCCATAACGTCCTGCTCACCTTTCATAAAGATGTACGCCTCTATTAACGAACCGTACAAAAGGCTTAACTCTGCATTTTCACTTAACCATGTTGTACCACTGTCTGATCCTGCCGTAAGGCTTGCGGGGCGGTACAAGTAGTGAAGCTCTGCCGTATAGTCAACGTTTGGTGTTGGTGCCAAGATAAAGTTGCTGACGTCAAACGTAGCGTAATATTTCGGCACACCTGTTGTAGCAGGATCGGAGGTATAGCTTTGAACAAAGCTAACATCTTTAAACTCTACAAATCCGTAATCACTGCCACTGGTTATTGGGTCCGTAACAGTTCTTAGGCTTAACGAATATGGCGCTAAAAAATCACTTGGCATCCCAAGAAACTTGTTTCCACTAGACGCTAAACCTGAAACATTTTTTCGAAATAGACTTAGCTGAACAGATTTTAGAATGCGCTCTTCGGCGGTTCGTATAAACACTGAAAGATTAGTAACGAAAGACGTTTCCGTATTTTCGGTATAATCCTGTATTGCAGTTTTTAATTGTGCGTATGTAAAACTCATGTTGTAACCACCGTTACGCTGCCGACTGAACCTGTCGAAACCAAATTATTTGGAATTAAGCCAAAACTATCTCTCATGCCTACAGGGTTGAAGCCATACTGTATGTTTCTTTGTTGTTCTAAGTTTTGTTCTGGTCTTGCGTCTTTTAAAGCCTGCGGGTCTGAAACGGTTCTAAAGGGGCCTAGTTGAGGTTGTTTTGACTCAAACTCATCCTTTCCAACCAACAGGCCGTTCCATTCTTTTCGCATGTCCTTATACCTGTACCGAAACCCTGAACGGTCCGATATAGCAAACGCGTTTTTTCCGCTAGCAAAGCTACCCATTATCCCGTCCTAAAATACTGATATTGAGGTACAACATTAAACGAAGCCCTGTCCCTGTCCTCTGTCATAGCGCGTTCAAACTCTTCTTCGTATACCGCTTTTAATAATTGAACGCGTTGCGGGGCCCGTTTTATAGCAATATAATACGCCAACCCCGCAGCTAGGCAGGGGTAAAACCGAAAGGGCATGTCCACCGTGTTTGTGTATGTGTCGGCGTCATCCATACGCGTAAGAGCGTTGTAAAACACAACATCCGTAGCGTTTTCCGGTGTAGGCCAGAGTTTTAAGCTAGGAGTGACCTGCCTGTCTAAAAAAAATTGATTAGGTCGCCCCTGAGAGGACTTTTCTGGTATTGTTTGATACTCTTCCCTACTCAGTCTAAGCAAAGAGTAATCAATATCATCCCTGCGGATTACCGCAGATAGAATATCAATAACATCCGGCAATAAAGCGTATTCTCCCGTCCCCTGTGTTAGGGTTGCGGTTCTTTGAGAAATAGTCCACTGGTTTAAACCGCGGTTAGCCCATTCTGCCAACATTAAATTTAAAGACCGCTTGGCTGTTTTAAGGTCGTAACCCGTTCGAACCTCTAAACCGC